ACCGCTTTTTCCATATCCACTGGCATAGGCGGCTCTTGCTTGCTTTTCGGCGGATGCTCTACTTGCATAGCATTTTCCAGATTTTCCCCATTTATAACCCTTCTTTCCGTTGGGTAATGTACATGATTGTATTGGCATTAGTTTATAGGTGCGCCCCTAAATCGTCTTGGCGGAGTATAACCAATTAAACTTCTCTGTCTATCCCGCTCTTCCTGTATTTCCTTATCCCTGTTATAGAGTAAGCCTATCCCTTCTGCCGCCGCTAAAGGTATTCCAAATATATCCCCCAAAACTGGTACTGCTTGAAGAGCAGATAAAGTTCCTAACACTGGCTGGTCATTTTTATAAAAATCATTTGCGGCCTTTGCCGCCATTCCGTATCCCGCTATTGGTAATGCTTTTGCGGCAACTTTCCCAACTTTTAATGCCGCTTGACCGCCGGGGGTATTTCCAAAATCCATTAAACCCTTGGCAATACTATCAAGATAACTTAATCCCTGTTTGTTTATTTCTGGAGAACCCGATGCTCTAGTAATAATATTAGGATCATTAAAATCAAAAGGCATCCAATTTTGCCCTTCAAATCTTTTGTAAAATTGATCTAATCTAGGGTCGTGTAATAATCCATGCTCAGAACCACGCGCCGAAAAAGCATCCCCAGAAACGGAGGCTATTTGGCCCGGAAAATGCCCTCCACCCATATATCTGGGATATATATGATGTAATTGCTTTTGTATATTTGCCGCAACATCATTAGGAACTAACTCGTCTGCATCGTGGTATTTTTTTATTATAGCCCTATTAGTGTCGAAAGGCTCTCTTAACTCTTGCCGCCACTTTTCCTTTTCATCTTCTGTTAGGAGTCTGTCCCACCACAATGATGCTTGTTGTTTAGGGGTTAAATCTTTTTCAAGTAAACTGAGATGCGCCGCTTGGCCCTTACCTTCGTTGTATTTTAGCCAGTCGGCGTAACCTTCTGTTGCTCTTCTCCTGACAAAAGCCTCAAAAGACTCGTTAAGAGTTTTTCTCTGCCCTTCTTTAGTGGCTCCTTTTCCCCCAAGGCCTCTTTTCGCCCTTGCTTCCCTTGCTTCGGCGTTGCGCTTTGCGTCCCTTCCGCCTAGACGGTCAAATAATTCTTTTTCATCCTTGGTTAAATCGCTTTCTAAAATGCTGCCTTTTTTTAAACCGTCTCTTAATTCTACATATTTATTGCGCTCCAACTTGTTGTTATACAGTTTATTCGCGCTCTCTTTTGCTTTTGACAGTTCACTTTTGAGTTCTTTAGGCGCATTAATCCCCCCATTTTGCCTAACTTTATCAAGAGCCTCTTCATATCTAGCGACACCTTTTTCGCTAACAAGCCCACTATTTAATTTCCTAAGAAATTCTTTGTGACCTTCTTCTGAGGAATACTGTAAAAAACCTATTTTTTCAGGATCAATTTTATGTTTTCTGGCTTTGACCGCCCCATCATAAGCCTTCCGTAAGGCTTGCCTATCATCGGGAGTCCTTATTGCATCTTCAAAACTTTTGCCCTCTACCTTTCCGTAATTCCTTTCTTTTAGGAATTCATACATCTTGCGATATTTACGCCTATCGAACTTCATTTTAATTTAAAGGGCCAACAAGGGCTTCCAGTTCTCGTTGTAATTCCTCCGTTGATTTCTCTTCAACGTGTGAGACTTCCTGTTTGATCTTCTCAGTGGGTTTAAGACCAGCCCTGTCCAGTATATCCTTGACAGCGCCAAGCCTCACAGACTCGCTCTCAGCGCCTTCTGAGAGGTTTTTGAGAACCATCAATGCACCGGGTACGCAGTCCTGAATCATCTTTCGGGTGCGTTCTTCAATCTCTCTGGCAAACTGATTCTTTAACTCATACCCTCTTTGCTTGGGATGGGAATACCCTGCAATCTGCGCGGCTTTAGCGGCGCACCCATGCAGACAGTATTGCTCAATGAATATCTCTTGTTTCTCAGTCCTCATAAGGGTTTCCTATAAGCCCAAGGGTAGCGGCTAAACTGGCCGCTATACGATCTGGTGCAACACTATCAGCATCAGACAAAATAGCGTTAAATAATGCCTCATCTTCTTTACTTAAAAATCCTTGTTCTGGTCGTGGTACTTTTGGTTTTGTTTTCTGCGATTCTTTAGCACTCTCCAGAGAAATATCCTCACTTCCCTCTTTAGGCGGATTTTTATATTTTGGTGTTGGTTTTCCGGCTAGTATTTCTCCTTTCTTACCGCCAATACTTATCTCTCTAGTTCCGATTCCCACTATCGCATCAGCAGACCCCGGAATTTTTTGGCCGAATATATCCTGTTTATCCGTGCCAAACATCTTCATAGTGCCATTGTTCTTAACCTTAACTATAGCATTAAACCCACCCAAAAGATAGTCCCTTCTTCCTGCGGGGGAAAACTGGAAGAATACGCCATCAGTACCTTGGCGAATAGTCATTGGAACCTTCTTCTTCCATTCTGGATCGTATTCATCCAGAACTTTCTGCCATTCTTCTGCGGTTTGTGGGTCGTGCTTGGCCTTTAATGACTTTAGTACAGATGCCTGCCTTGATTTACCCACATCACTCAGGGAGTCGCCTGCGGCTCTTATATTCTTCTTGTTTAAGAATATTACATCGCTTGGGCCTTGTATCCTACCGCCTGATAGACCTTTCTTAAAGCCCTCTGTCCATGCCTCGCGGGACATATCGTAGATCATTTCTGCGTCTACGTCATCAAACATATCACCGGCTAACTGTCGATCAAAGGGCATTTCATACCCAAACCGCCGTTCAGCATAAGGACTAAATACTTGTGGTATTTTTCCCCCATGATTTGTCATCATTTTGGCGTGTAGTATGTTTTGGGCTATTTGACCATCAATCTTTCTTATTGAATCACGCATAGCACTTCTGATTTCTTCGGTATATCCGCCTTCCTCCCCCAATTTTTTCAACTCATTATAATCATCTAAGTGTTTTTTAATGACTCTTTTGGTGGCTAAAGGGACTTCGCTTGCGCTATAGAGTTTTCTGGTAAGGTCAAGAGAGCCTTCCGCAAAAGCCTTTCCAATGTTTAACGCAACACCGGGGGCTTTATTTCCGCTATAAAAGCCGGGAACGTAATTACGCATATTCATAACGTAATTCTTTATCAACTTGGGGAGGCCCATAATACCAAGGTCAAAACCCGCTGAAACAAAGTCCAAGATGCCAACATCTTCTGTGGGGCTAATACGCTTTCTGACAGCAGTTGATAGGCCTCTAGGTACGATATCAAGCGCCCTGTTGACCCTTCCCCCCTCTGGCTCACGGCTGGCCTTAGAGGCAAAATCGTACAATAAATCCCCTAGAGTATCCCCCCCATCTGGTCTTGGCGGCGTTATCTCTCTAATGCCGTGATAAGGGTCTTGGGCTAAAGGTATTAAATTGGGCTGTTCTGCAAACTGATTCATATACTCTCTAGCATCTCTCTGATAGCCCTGTTGCCTTATATATTCCTCCAATAACCCTCTCTGGTCATCTGCATACTGACCTCCCATCCTCTCCTGTAATTGCTGTAGTAGTGTTTTAGCCATATATTAGAGAATTCTTATGAAGGGTAAAATGTCCTGATGGTGAGTGGATACAATATAACGCTATTGCGCTAGAAAAAAAGGGGGTCGCCCCGGGCCAGCGCCACGCGCCCACGTCACGCGCACATAAAGGAGGCTAGCCGAGCAGGGTTCAGTTGAGCAGTAGGCCAGAATCGGCGGATTTATTTTGCTATAGATAGTAGCAAGACTTTACGCCGTTACCATGTCGAGAGAATAACCTACAATAGTAGTATGGTATTATCTGCGGATGGTCTGAGAGAGTGTGAGAGTGTGTGTCAGGAATGTCATAAACTCCCTTTATGCCCCTATCAAAACATCGTATGCAGAAAGTTTGACACTGTAACTCCAATGGGTATACTCAGATCACCCGGCGACAACAGCCACAACATAAGCAAATAAGGAAACACTAATGCACCCAATCGAAAGAGAAATAGCATCAAACATCATCAACGCAATCCTGAGCGAAACAGCGCCCAGCGGTAAAGGTCACACAATCTCAGTATTCGACGGCGAAGAAACCGTTCTGAGTAAATCAAACTATGTCAAAAGAATACTGGACGAAATGGGCCACACAGATCACAATGTTTTGACAATCAAGGACGGCGATGATTTTGTGGGCCATGTATTTTTTGTCTACGGTAATGAACCCGAATACGTTGTTGCGGATTACAGCACAGACAAATTCACTTCAAGAATTGTCGAAACCGCGACGATGGATTACGAATAATCACCCTTTACAATCAACCTGAGCGCCCCGCTATATGCGGGGTTTTCGGGTGCAAACACAACAAGGAAAGCAAAATGTCTACAGCACAAATAGCACTAAAATATTGGGAAAATGAGCGTAAAAGAAAGGCCAATAAAATGATCGAGCAAATCAAAATCAGCAAGATGAGCGGTAAATTGCACAACATGGGAGCAATCAATACCGATACCACAACTAATGAGTTCTGTATACGCCAGAAAGAAACCGACACTATCTGCGGGAAATGCTACTCACACAAAATGCTTTCAACCTATCGCAAGTCTTGTGTACCGGCCTTTCAGCACAATTCTAGGCTGTTATCTGAACTGATAGAATGGGATTTATTGCCCGTAATCAATCAGGCATATTTCCGCTTTAATGGACATGGGGAATTAATCAATTCCGCACACTTTGAAAACATCGTGAACATTGCCCGGAAAAACCCCCATTGCAACTTTGCCCTGTGGACAAAACGCGCCTCAATTGTTCGCCAGTTTGACGGGGAAATACCTGATAACCTGATACTGGTATTCTCAAATCCTGCTATTGATAATGTGATTGGAGTGCCTAGAGGATTTCATAAGGTCTTTAACAACGTATCCCCAGACAGTGACGTTAAACAAAACTGCACCGGAAAAAAATGTATGGACTGCCTACTGTGCTACCGCAAGGATTCTGGAACCAATGTCATTATCGAGGCCGTAAAGTAACTAAATCAGAAAAGTCTAATATTATTATAAGCCCCGGTTCGCCGGGGTTTTTTTATGCGTGGACGATAACGCTATAACACGCCCTGCAAG